GGCGCGACGCTCGCCGTGGGCCTCGTCGCCCAAGAAACCGCGAGCGGCGTCTACAACTGGAACAACGGCGAGGAAACCACCATCGACCTAGCCGCCAACATCGGCTTGGTGTCGATTCACTACGTCATGGGGCCGCAAAACTTCCAACTCGCCCAACCGGCGACCAATGAAGTCACCGCGCTGCCCCGCATCAAAGCCAGTTGGACGAAATCCGCCGACCCGCTCGTCACCAGCGGCGGCAAGACTGAGCTACAATTCCGCAAAGACCAAGAGCCAGTCTGGACGCACTGGAGCCGCATCCCCGGTAGCCACACCCACGACTTTGTAAACGACCTACAGCCAAGCGAGCCGGTGTGGATCCGCGCCCGCCATGTGAACAACGCGGGCGTGCGCAGCGACTGGGCGACCTTAGGCATTACCCCGCTAGCGACCAACCCTGTCCTCGACCTCTCCCACTGGGCCATTGGCCGCATGGCTAACGGTGCCTTCCACTCCCAGCATTTGGTGATAAAAGCCCGTGCCTCCGGCCAACCCTACAAAGCCCGCTTCCGCATCCGCCTCCACGTCTCTCAAACCGAATATCACCAGCACTACCTATCGACAGTCGACGAATCGGAAAAATCCTTCCAACTCCACCAAGGCTGGGGAAATGTGATGAATGTCGAGGTCACGCTGTATAAAGGCGGGGGCTACCCCCAGCCGGGCACTACACCGGAAATAGAAAAAAAACTCATCCCCGTCATCAAAAACGGCCAAGACGGCATGAGTGGCCCCCCCGGCCCCCCGGGCAGCGGAGGGGGAAATGCCCAGCTTTACCTAGACATGTATCCGTTAAGTGCCCCCGCCCTCAACGCCATACGTGGCAATGGAGCACATGGCACGCACCCCGTCGGCACCGTCGTCACCCTCAATGCACCGAGTAGCATATTTTACAACGGCCCTTGGACATTTTGGGAATGGACGATGGTCTCCGGCGGCTCGCAAAACTGGATCGTGCAAAGCTGGAAACCAACCACACAGATGACGGTTTTAGGCAACTGCACCGTGCGCGCAGAATATTTCGAAGGGGATTAAAGCCCCGCTCTCGCTCATGCATTACTTCATCGTAAATAAACAAACCGGCGAAATGCGCCCCTACGCGCCCGCCTTGGAAAGCCTCGTGCAAACCTTGCCCGAGGAGGAGCGCGACTTAGGCGAGCAAGACACCGCAGGCGAGAAAGCCCCCCCGCGCCCGCCGCCGAAGCCGAAGCCGCTTGCCCCCGAAACGGAGCTATTAATCGACACCTCGCGCGAAGTCTACAACCCCGAGACCGGCGAGGTTATCCCCATCACCCCACGCCCCCGCGTAAACCCCGCCGACCACGCCGCCCGCATCGACGCACTCGAAGCGCAACTGGCCGCACTCGAAGCGCAGTTAGCCAAGCAGGCCGATAGCCTGCTGGGATTTGCGGACACGATTGTCGCGCTTGCGCACTTGGCGGGCAAGACCCTGCCCGAGGTTCACGAAATCGCCCGCAGCTTAGCAAAGGACGAGGAGCTGGGCGCGGCCATGCTGGGCGAAAAGGAGTTGTAAGTGCACCGCGTGAGCACACCTTTGGCGCATCATGGCAAAGACCGCCACTGCCCCCGCAGCCCCATTTTTCAAGGCCACGCCACGCCGCAGAGCGAGCGAGCCCGCGCAACACGCTACCCCACGCGCCGCCTCTCTCGAAGAGCGCACGGCTGTCCTTGAGACGCGCTGGGAGGAAACCGTGCCCACGCTGGCCACAAGCAAGGATATTGCTGAGCTGCGCGGCGAAATGCGCACGCTTGAGAACCGCTTAATTAAGTGGGGCGTGGGCGGCGTCATCGCTCTTGCCGCCGTATTTTTCGGCATGCTCGCCGCCAATACTGCCCGAATCGATAGGCTTGATGCGAAGATTGACGCGCGTTTCGACACGCTCTTAGCCGAGATCCGCGCACTGGGGCGCACGCAGTGAGGTGCGGCACATCAGGCGGCGACTAGCGGTTTCTTAGGCCGCTTACTGCCCTTGGGGGACGACGCGCCAGCGAGCGCGTCGCCATGAATGGCAGCGGACACTGTCCGCTTGGGCCGACCGCCGACTTTGCCCATTGCTCGCGCTTTGAGTAGGTTGTTGCGCGAGCTTGCAGCCTTCACCGCGCTTTTGACGTAGCCGCCCTTGCGGCCAAGAACAGCGGCGGCGGACTTTACTTGCGCAGGGATTTTAACCAATGGCTCGGCAAGTGCATCGGGATCGCGATCCGGTGGGCGAGACCCCGGCTCTGGCAGTGCCCAGCCTTCTTCGGCGAACCACACAATGGTATCGGCCAACTCCGCGCGGCATTCGCTGAGCGCGGCCTCGGGGGTGCGCCCCCCGTAAATTAGCCCCGGCATTTCGAGCACTTGCGCCGTATAGCATGCTGTTTCGGGATGCTCGGGTAGCACTCGTAGCGCACGCGGATTTCGTAATCGTCCACAGTGTAATTTGTTTTTGTTTTCATTTTAGATAAAGCCTCGGATTTTGAGTTCTTCGCGAACTTGTTGAGATTGGTAGCGGGTGATCATGCCTTTCTTGTCCTCGGTGAGTGTGAGTGGACGTTTCATCCCTTCGCGGATAATTCTTAAGAAAAGCCCCTCAGGTGCTGGCGAAGAGGATTTGCTGGCTTGTCAGCCCCTCGGCTTCGGCGTGCAGGCGGGCGGCGAGGGCCATAGAGAGCGCGGCCAGCCCGTCGATCCGCGCGACGCTCGACTTGCCCTTGTCGAGCAGCCGACCGCCCGCGCCGCCTTCGCGCAGGGTGGCGTTTAGGGCGTGCTCGCGGGCCATCGGGTTATTGCCGTGGTCGAGGCGGCCGCTAATGACAAGCCGCTCCAATTCATTGAGCGGGGCGGTCATGTTGGTGTAGTTATTGACCATCGTGGCGACGGGCAGGCCGTGGTCATCGGCGAGCCGCTGCGGCGTGCCGCGATTGTGCCCGCTGTCGATGCAAAAGCACACCACGTTTAACTCGTAGCGGGCGATTATGTCCACGATGTCGCGCTCGATTTGGGTGATGTCGGAGACCTCGCCCGGGGTCAGCGTCAGGTAGCCTTCGCGTGCCCATGTGTCGTAGGGGCAATTATCCAAACGCACGCGCCGCGACAGCCCCTCGCTCGGGAGCCAAAAGCTCCACGCTGCGGTGTGCAGGGCTTTCTCGCGCTCGCTGGCCTGTTCATCCACGGCCACAGCGCAAAACGCACTGGTGTCGATGGTGCTCGCCAAGTCCAAGCCGCAATACACCTCGCGCCCACGCAGCCGCTCCCACAGCCCTTCGGCTGTTTTATTATGCGAGGGGCTCGCCTTCCCCTCGTCGCCCAACGCGGGCGGGCGGGCGGCCTCGCCGTCACCCTCGGGTTTGCGCGTGCCCGCGCAAGCGTCCCAGCGCAGCGGGTCGAGCCAGCGTTTCGCGCCGGTCGCTTGCCACTGGTTGAGGTGTTTGATTAAAAACTCGCGGCGGGCCCCTAGGGAGCCCAAGGCGGCCTCGGCTTGCGTGCGCATGTCCTCCAGACTTTTGACCGTGCCGAGGGAGGGGTTGGCCTTAAACCATGTGGCCTCGTCTTGCCACTTGTCGCCTTTATCGAGCGTCCAGATGCTGCCAAAGTAGTGCGAGGCGTCGCGGCTTTGGGAGTAATCATAAGTGCCGCTCTCCACCGTTTCGAGGACTTTTAGGACGCGCTTTTCTTGCTCTCCGCAGATGCCTTCGCGGTCGTCGCCCGCCGTGGTGATTTGCAGGACAAGCGGCGAGAAGGCCGCCGAAAAGGCGGTGTTGATAACGTCCCAAAGCCCGCGCTTTTCCCACGCGTGCAACTCATCCATAATGACGAGATCGGGGCGCAGCCCGTCGAGCGTGGACTTGTCGCTACCGAGGGGCCGCCACTCGCTGCCACTGGGCGGGTGGATGAGGCGATTTACCCGGTCGGCAAATTGGCCCGCACTCATCAGCGTAGACGTGCGCAACAGGCTGATGGCGTCCTCCCATGAGATCTTCGCTTGGTCGAGCTTGGTGGCGACGCTGAAGAGCTTCACTTGGCCGCCCCGCGGCGGGTGACTCATGTGGAATAGCCCTAGGGGAGAGACTAGCCCCGTCTTCCCATTTTTACGCGGCACGGCGATGTAGGCGTAGTTAAAGCGTCGCTTGCGCGGGTCACTCGCCAGCCGCCAGCCGTAGAGCTGCGAGACCACAAACCTTTGCCACGGCAGCATGCGCATGGGATTACCCATGCCGTCGCCGGAGTAGATTTTAAACCGGCTAGCGTAGCGAATGGGCCGCGCCGCTTTGCGCGGGTCGTAGATGAAGGGCGACTTGGCCGCTTCGCCGCCCTTTGGCGACGGGCCGCCAACGAGCGGCCCGCAAGAATTGGCAGCGGACACTGTCCGCAGGTCTTGGGCATGCCGCCGCACGGCTAGGTGCACCCAGCGGCAGTGCGCTTGCGGATTATCGAGGAGCCCTTGCGCAAACTCGCGCGAGGGACAATCGGCGGGAATGGCCGCAAACTCTTCTTTGCGCAGATACCACGGGCGGGCAGGCTTTGGGGCAGCCGATTTCTTAACCCGCGTTTTCGCAGGCGGTGATTTCTTTGCACGGGCGACCATTTCGAGGAGGTGCTCGCAATGGTTAGCGGGCCGTCAGCGCAAGGCAGCGCGGCTTGGGGGCGCGGGCGCGAGAATCAAAGGGCCGCCACTCGGGGTGGCTTAAGAGCCATGAGGCCGCATCAATGGCACGCGCACGGCAGCGGCCTGTGATGGGCAGTTTGTCTTCGCGCAGCCGCCGGGCGAGCAGGCGGCAGGCACGCTCGCTAAGGCCGTGGAAGCCGTAGACTTCGAGCGCGAGGGCGAGCTCCTTGGGGTAGAGGAAGCGGTGGTGGCGCGACAGCGCGGCGGTGGGGTGCAGCTCGGTCTCTACCTCGACCTCTAGCACGCATTTGCGCATCGGGCGAGGTGGGGGTTTATTAGGCATCCCAGCCGCTGTCTTCTGGCTCCCATTCTCCCACTTGGTTTGCATCATCGGAATGGGCGGATTTACTACGGCGTGCGCCGCCGCTTTGCAACTCTACATTGGGCGTCGCACTGGCGGCCTTGCGCGTCAGGCCGATAGAGGCCGCCCCCTTAATCATGCGCTTCTCGGCTAGGTCGAGCGCACGCACGCGCGGGTTGAGCACGCAGCCTCGGTCGCCCTCGACGGTGTAGCCCTCGCGCATGAGTTCTTGGGTATGCAGGGCGACTTCCTCATACGCTTGGGCGTAGCCAGTTAAGGGGCCGTGGTCGGTCGGCGTAAGGGTATCGGCCATGACGGCGGCCAGCCGCTCATACTCGGCACGCCCGATTTTGCCCAAAAACGCAGGCGGCGGCGGGATGCCCGCTGCCACACGCCCGCGCCGGTAGCCCTTGCCCGCTGCGGCTTGCTCGCTGCCTTTTCGTGGCCCACGTGCGCCCATTACTCGCGCCCTCCTTTGTCCTGCACCTTCTTCGAGTAGCCGATGACGCGGCCTTGCGCATCGTAGTGATACTCGCGATCGGCGGTGACGGTCGGCGAACCGGCCTCGCGCCATGCGCGTAGGGCGGCTCGCTCCTTGGCGGTAAAACAGCCGCTAAGCAGCAGGGGCAATAGGGCCAGGCAGAGGAGGCGTTTTAGGTGCATGTTATCGGCGGCGGGGTTTGGGGTGAGTGTTCAAGGATGGGCGGGTGAGTCCGTGGGCGCGGTCGTGGGCGGTTTTCTGTGCGTGACAGGCGCGGCACAGGCTTTGCCAGTTATCGGGCGCGTAGAATAGCGGGTCGTGGGCACTTTGAACAGGGGTAATGTGGTCTACTAGGGTGGCGGCAGTGTAGAGGCCGCGTGCCTCGCATAGGGCGCAGAGGGGGAAGTGCGCCAAGTGGCCCGCGCGGGCCTTGCGCCACTGCGCATCGTAGCCACGCGCTGCACTGTGGCCGCGCTGGCGATCGTGCTCGCGGGCAGCGGCGACTGCGCCCGCGCGTGGACGCACGGGTAGGCACTTAAACCGGCGCGGGGCACGCAGTGTGGGCACGCGCTTGGCCACTTGGCTATTCGGCGGCTTGGGCCATGTCGGCGGCGACCTTGCCCGAAGCCGCGCTGTTGAGCGGCATCTGGTAGTTATCCATGCCCTCGGCGTCTGAGAGCGGGTAGCCGAGCCAGTCGCGAGCTTCGTTGGGGCTGAAAATACCCGCGTTGCGCATGGCGGTGACGAAGGCACTGGCAGCGGGCAGCCGCCCGCGCTCCAGCTCCTCGCGGTCGAACTTAAAGTGGTAGCCCGCTGCGTGCTCTGAGCGGGTCAGAAGCGTGTAATTCAATGCTTGCTCAAAGTTCACCAGCCAAGGTTCGAGGGCGTAGTCTAGGAAGCCCAAGTTTTGCTCCGCAATGCCGCTGCCCCAACTGGTGTTAGCCGTGGTGTCGCCAATCAAGAAGGCGGGGATGCCGTAGGCCCTAGCAATCTCTTGCAGCTCAAAGCGGCGGCTCTCCAAAAACTCCGCATCCGCCGCACTCATGCCCGAAACTTGCTTAAAAGTCACGCCCTCGCCAAGCATCGGCACGCGGCCCACGTTATCGCTCGTAGCGTGGAACTTCTCCCACTCCTTGCGGATAAGCTCCAGTTGCTGCGGGCGCAGCCCCTTGGGCAGTTCGAGCACGCCGGAGAACTTCTCCCCATTTTTGAGCATGCGGGCGGCTTGCTCGCGCTGGGAAATCGAAGTACCAATCGCCTCGCGCAATAGGGTAATGGGCGAGAGCCCGCGCACGCCATCGGTCGAGAGGGCGCGGATGTGCACGATGTCCGCACGGGTGAAGACTGCGTTCTCGCGCTCCACGCGGTAGGTAATAAAGCGATTCTCGGGGAGTTTCTGCGCGGTGACGGTGCCCGGCGGCAGCCACTCAAGCTCGGCGACCGCGCCGCCCGCCCGCGCCCGATGGGCGCGTAAGTAGCCGTTCCCGCTCAGGCCCACATTCATCATGACCAAGTGGCGCATCTCGAAAGCGGTGTGCCAGTCGCCGGGCCAGTTTATGGCGGCGTGGCTAGGATGCTCAGCGGCCAAGACTTCGCCGCGCGGGGTTTTGCGATAAAGCTCCAAAGGCAGCCGCCCAAGCATATCGGCAAAGAGCCGCACGCAGGCATACACAGCGGGCACGCCGAGGGCACTTTTCTGAGTTACGTGCGCCCCGCTGCTGCTAGGCGTGCCCACCAGAGCGAAGAAATCCGACTGGCTAAGGCTGTGCCCCCCGCTGCGCTTTTCCCACGCACGCACGATCCCATGCGGGAGGAGGGACTTGGCAGCCGAGGAGAGGAAACGGGGCGGACGCATGGCAACTGCCATTCACACGCCCCCGCCCAAAAACTCTCGACGCCCAAAACCGACACAAACCGGCAGCGGGGAACGTGCGCCAGTGCACCGATGCTTGGGCAACCGGTTAGCCATCGGAAGGGGGGGGGAGGGTAACTTTTACCAAGCACCTCCGAGAGGTTTTCGGGGGCTTCGGAGGGATTTTTATGCTATCCTAGTTTTGGGAAATTTAGGATATAATTAGGATTCCCCTCAATTCCTAATTAGGGATAAATTAGGACTTCAATTGAGCCTATCGCACTCTTTTTCAAACACGAGGCCGATTGTGACGATGACGGCCCCTTTTGGGCAGTCGAGGGCGGGGCCGCAGACGGCGTAGTGGCACTTAAACTGCGAGTCGTCTATCCCAAGCACGGCGGCCAGTTCGTCGCGGTAGGGTTTAAAGGCGGCGATGAGGTTATCGTCGTCGCGGCGGCGGGCGTCCGGCGCGTAGAAGGTGAGGCTCAGCGGCACGCGCGTTTTGCCCGTAACCGGCCCGCTCAAGAGCGCGTCGGCGGCGGCGATGCCCGCCTCCATGCACAGCTTGCGCGTAATGCGGCGAGCGCGGCGCGTGGCCGCCGCCCGCGTGCGCCAGTGCACCCGAGCGTTGGGCGACAAACGCTTGTCCGGCCACGGTAGGCGCACGGTGTGCGCTTCCACTCTTGGCGAGTCTACGATTGGCGGCTCGTCTTTCTGCAATGCAGGGGGCTTGGTCATGGGGTGGGGGTTAAAGGGTTGCACAGGAGGGCACAGCGAGGCAGCGTGCAGGTGTCATGCCCAAGACTGCGACTGCACCGGCTGCCCCATTCTTCCACGCAAAACCCGCTCGCGAGCAGG